CACCAGTACCAGCGAGAGCGATATTGAGAGTCTTATCAGATAACCCACCTGACGTAATCTTGTTGAAATATTCAAGGTCAAAGGGTATTTTGTTTTCAATTTTGTGATAGTAGGCATAACGATCCTCCGCATCGTCTATGTAATCATGACCAACATGTTGGTCGAACCCGACTGCTAGTGCATCGGATAATATACTGGGAATTGCATCCCTATTCTTCTTTTCATCTTGTCCATCTGCAATCTTGATGCTCTCCATCAATGCATTGTATATCGCTCTCTCTTTACACCATGCTTCAGTGGTATCATACACCCATTCTTGCTCGTATTCTGCCTCTCCTAGTGCGTTGATGAGTTGTTCTGTAGACTGAAACTCATCCTGTGTGAGATCTGTCCTCTTACCTACTTCAATATGCAAGACTTCCTTGCTAGGTAGACTGTCATATTCCTTGAGAAATGTTGATATCTCTTCAAAGACAATTTTGTCTGACCTGTCCTCAAAATAATCTTCCTCTATGAATGGAATGACCTTTCTTGTATATTCTTCATCATGAATTAGATTGTTGAGTATCGTTAGGGGTACTCTTTCACTCACCATAACTAAACTCTTTCTTGGATACCTCCTCTAGTGCTTGCATAATCTCATCATCAAAGTATTTTTCTGGGTGTGAGTATACTTCTTTAGCATACACCTTCTTACCTTTGATTTCATACCTATTACCTACCTTCTTCACAATGTCATACTTCTCTGCTAGATCAAGTAGACCATAGTATTTGTCTAGACCACGATCATCAAAGAACAGTCGTATCTTGACTGCTTTATTCTCCTTACTCAACCTCGATTTGACAGTCTTTGCCGTGATAACATTTCCGATGACTTCCGTGCCATCCTTCTCCTTTGCCTTGCTGAGATATATGATTGTGCTTGCTGCATACTTGAGTCCAGAACCTCCCCCCATTTCTTTCGTTGGTACATAAGCTCCGATGACATCGTATGTATGATTTGTGACAATGAGTGGGACATTTGCTTGACCTAATTTGAGTGTGAGCATACGGAATGCACCCTTGACAAGTTGTGACTTCGTCATATCTCTGACGTTCTTGTCCTCTAGTGCATCCTTGATTTCTTTTTCAGTAGAAAGCATACCTAGTGAGTCTAGTACAAACAGACAAGGTGTCCTTTCTTCTGTTGGTTTATCCAAATATATGTCTAGTGCCTTGAGTGCCTTGTTGCGAAACTCTTCTACAGTAACAACTTCAATATGTCCAACTCTTCTTGTGTCAATATTACGGGTTTCGAGTAGTTCCCTATTGACTGCAGACTCAGTATCGAAATAAAGGACATAACCATTAGGGTTATTATCCAGAAAGTTCTTGACAACTGCGAGGGAGAAGTAAGTCTTTCCAGTTGACGTTTCACCAGCAATAGCAGTAATGCGATTACTAGAAACACCGCCAAGAATAGACCCACTAACGAGTCCATTAAAAATGTAAGATCCAGTGTCGATAAATTGTTCTTTATCTTCTTTATCGGATGCGATTTTTGCATAGTCTGACCCAATCTCCTTTACTATCTCGTTCAGTAAATCCATAATCAAATGCCTAATAGTTTACGTTGGCGTTCAAAGTATCCGTGTAGAATCCATGAACTGCTGTTCATTTTATCTGTGCCACCAATACCCCATTCAAATATAACTCTATCAGAGTTATGGAACTTGTCAAGTTCTGGGGTATTACCCTTGCCTCTATCACCACCGTTACAGAATACAACTGTCTGTGCTATGTCGAGACACTTTGTTATGGCACCACATGCTGAGTCATCAGCGTCATCCCATGATATTACAGCGTCAACCATGTCTAGATGACGTATAATATCTGCACGTTCTGTCCACGATTGAAAGTATTGTCCTTTCTTACGTGTCAACCATGGGTCGCCATTCAGACCTACCACAAGGTAATTGGATAGGTCTTTTGCTCTCGCAAAATATTGAATGTGTCCACTGTGTATGGGATCAAAACCACCTGTTACCAGACTTATCTTATCAAAGAACATCAATCTTTGATGATGAAGTGTTTTTTGATGACCGTGACCTGATCTTCATACTTGGCAATCATATTGAGTTCGTTCTCAATTGCTTCCATGATGTCAGAGTGCTCACCTATACCAACAGGATTGTTGAGGTACACTTCTACATTCATCTTATGTTTCTGTATGTCTCCTTGAGCATGAGCAAGGAGAGCAGCGATCATTTTCTCTCTCATATCACCATACCGTATTGTTCTCTGAGTATTTTTTTGTAAGGTCCGTCAGGGTTTTCTTCCCTAACCTCCTTGACGAGTTTCAGTTTCTGATACAATGCAGAAGATCCTCCCAATGTCAGTGAGTTGACAATGACAGCGAGTTCCTTATCGTTGATAGGTAAATCCATTTAGTAATAGTGTCGTGTACATTATAGCATCAAACAAAGAAAGAGTCTAGGGTTGCAATCTTTTCGACTGACCAACCAATAGCATCCAGTATCGCCTTCAGTGGTTCGATAAATGACTTATCAAACTGTAAATCGTAATCAATATAGGGTGCTAGACCTAGTTCTACAGGGAAATCGTTGATGAATGATATGACATTCTCTCGTATCGGGTTCGGATTTTTTAGATAACAGAATCTAATCTTCTCACCGTTGTTGATTACATTATATTTACCCAACAAATTTTTCTCTTTTAGATAATGATTGAATAATAGTGATCCTCTGACATGTATTGGTGTTCCTTTCTGGTAGATGGTCAAATGACTCTTATACTTTGCAACATTGTTACAGGTTCTAGGGAATGCTATGTCAGCAGGGTTCATACTACGGAACTCAACCCTCATTTTCTGAATATATTTCTGAACATTGTCCTCCGACTCGTTCATAATGATGCTGATAGCATCCTTGATCATCTTACGACATGGTGCAGGGGTAGATGACTTGACTGCTTCGATACCCATCATCTTTAGTTTGGGTTCAGCAAATCTAACTCCCTCTATATCCCATGCATTCAGCATATATCTCTTCTTTGCAGTCCATATACCACGTTCAGCGATAGTTTCTCGCTTCATGAACATCTTTTGTTCGTAAGCGTTTACGTACGTGGCCAACGCTTGATAAGAATCCGAAATATATTTTTCAAGTTCCACCTGACAGACCTTATCAATGAACGTGACGACGCTTTCAGCATTCTTCTCTCTCCCTTTGTATATAACTTCAACCAAAGGACCCATATGAAGATAAATGGAATCAGTATCTGAAGCAATAACATAGTCTTTCTCCTGTGTTTTCAGCACATTGTTCATGTACTGGTTGATTTTACGTTCGATCCACCGAATGCTGAACTGACCACCGAGAGTGATTGCTTCAGCATTCGCAAGCATATAATAACGAAAGTAATTGTTACCGATAGCACCATAGGCACTATTAAGTTGTATCTTTTTCGCCATCTGAATGTTGTTACATCTGGCGATTTCTTTTTCGAGACGTTTGGAAGGTGCCTTTTCATAGTCCTTCTTTGCCTCAAGCATCTTTTTCTTGAAGATAACTCGTTCATTGTAAATTTTCTCCATCAATTTAGGTAGGAAACCACGTCTCTTGGTAGTGAACATGGCACCGTTAGGGCAGACTGTCACATCCTTTAGATTTGACAGGTCTACCTCCTCATTCAACAGTTTATCAACAGAAACAGAAGGGAATCTCTCTTCTAAAACAGTCTCTGGAGATATATTGTACTGCATAATAAGGTGAGGATACAGACTATTGAGGTCAAAAGAAACAACCCAGTCGTACATACCAGGTATAGGTTCTTTGACATAGGCACCTGCATACTTCTCGCTTTTATCATGGTCTTTTTTAGGTGGTATTACAATACCTTTCTTTTTCAGATCATTATAGATGATCATGTCCCACATTCTAACCTGATAAAACACATCTGTAAAGTTTACCTTTGCGTCAAATGCCATGGTGATGGCAAGTTCTATCAGTTTCATCTTCTCTTCCAGTCCGTCAACAATTCTAACGTCTTGGATGTTGTAATCTACAAATTTATTCCATGCCTTTGTATAGAATTCTTTGAAGGTATCATGTTCTGAGTGGTCAAGTTTTTTCTTACCTAGTTCTACCTCACCAATGTAGTCAAGTCTATATGATTCTTGTGCTTTGTATGTAAATTTTTTATATAAGTCTAGGTAATCTAGTATTGTAACACCACCTATATCATACACAAGGTGTGGTCTACCTGTTAGGTAGATCTCTTCATGTGTAACCAGTCCCCATGGTGATAGTTTCTTTGATGCTTTCTCACCCAACACCCTAGTTATCCTTTTTGCAAGGTATGGTATGTCATATAATTGACAATTCCACCCTGTCACAACCTCAGGAGGACTGTGACTCCAGTAGTTTAGGAAATGTATCAGTAGATCATGCTCATCTTTACACTCTACATACTTGACCATCTTGTCTTGTGTCCTATAAGGACCTACACCGAAGGTCAGAATACGTTTTGTATTGTAATCCTGTAGTGATATGAGTAACATCTCCTCATCACACTTCTCTACTGTAGGGAATCCATTCTCAGATTGAACCTCGATGTCAATCGTAACAAGATTCATCTTCTTGATATCAAATTTTATCTCATTCTCTGGATATCTGTCTGAGATATACTGATATATGTACCTGTTGTTGCCATATATTTCAAAGTTTTCTACACCCTCATGACTTCTAATAAATTCTCTGGTATCTCTTACTGTGCCAGGTTGTATACTCTGCACATACTTACCATCTAGTGTCCTATACTGTGTTTTCTTCTTACTAGGGACGTACATCGTGGGTTGGAAAGATTCCCTTGATGTAAAACTTTTGCCACCTTCATATCCACGGACGAGAAAATCATTCCCGACCATCTGGACATTTGTATAATATCTCATACTGCGAGTGTAGCAGAGATTGTCTCTCCTTTCAACTCCCTTTCACGTTCACGGAACAGTCTGACAAAATTATCAAACATGTACTGTATATCTTCACGACTCATGTAGGGTTTAGGCATGTTCAAATATGTGCCCTGATCATCACTCCTCATCTCAACAATCAAATCATCCTCAATAAAACCACCTTGAACACACATATCTCTCATCGGTGTGCCATGGTAGGGTGTGTAGATGAAGGCGTTTGTGTCAGTACACCCTAGACGTGCTGCCAACTCTACAGACTGCATGCAATTTTCCATAGTTTCATACGGATATCCTATGATAAAGTTACAGGTGGTAGAAAGACCTGCTTCTCTTGCAATACGGAAAGCATCTATTGCTTTTTCATTATCATATATCCTACCAATGACTTCTCTACGAAACTTAGGGTCACCATGTTCTACACCCATGTTCAGTTTCAAACATCCGAGTTCTTTCAATGTCTTTGCTTGGTATGGTGACAGCAACTCAGGTCTTGTCTGTGTGAAGAAGGGTAGTTTGTACTTAGAATACATCTCTGCCCACTCATCAAAACCTTTCTTAGACATGGTGAGGAACGTATCTGTCACAATCCATAGGACTTCTATGTTGTGTTTCTCAATCAGATCTATAATCTCCATCTCTTGATGTTGTACAGTCCTCTTTCTAAAGAATAAACTATCTGTCTCTCCTTTGTAGAGTGCTGCATTGGATGGTGAGTTACAGAACTTACATTTGAATGGACATCCACGTTGTGTCTCTACAGTAGCGATCTTGATTATCTTACCTGCGAAAGGTCTGTACAATGATCTCTCGTCAAATATCTCATGATCTGTCGATGGCAATGTATTGACATTCATTGCAGGTCTCATTGGATTAGGATGCACATTCATCAAGTGGTGACCATCTTTACCTTCACTAATAAGATCCATCAATTCTGGAACTACCTCATCACCCTCCCCTCTCAAGATATAATCACATTTACCCTCAAATGCTTGTGGAAAATAGGTACAAAATACACCACCACATACACTAATAAATTTTCTATCAGTCACTTGATCCATGAATTTTCTCCACAGATAATAAGTGTCCTCAACAACTGATGATATGATAACGTCAGGTTTGAATTCTATTACTTTGTTTCTCCATGCTGTGTACATATCAGTATCTTCAAGCATGAACATGTTAGGATCTAAATCATCTCTCTCCCACTTATACTCAGGGAACATCTGTCTCTTAGATCTCTCTATATCTCTATCTGGTCTAGCAAACTCAGCGTCCTTATCTACTGGATACCATGTGGCATCAAACAATTCCATGTTATGATAACCTGCCCTCTTCAAGCAAGCAGATATGATAGCAACACCGCCAGGTGGTGTTACTCTCATGTGTTGGTTAGGGTATAACCATAATATCCTAAGATTTTTCTGTGACATTCGTTGCAGTGAGTGCCTGATACTTATCTAGTTGTGTTTTGTCTGGTTCTATGATAGTCAAGAAACTATCTGAGTGCACCATCATCTCACGTTGTGTAGTAAATGAAGGCCATGATTCAAGATATTCACCCTTCAATTCAAATGGATCTATGAGTTTACAATCTGGTTCACCTAATTCAGTAGATACCTCTTCCACTCTTGATATCAGAACAAGGTTATTCTTGAATAATAATATTTTTATCATAAAGAAAGACTCTTTGATTTCAAGTTTACCACAACTGTACGTACTTTGTCAATGTAACCTTGATTTCGTAATTCTTTGAAGACCATGTTCTCAAAACCATACTCACCATATTTCTGTAGCGATACTGATCTACTATCTCTAAGTTTCTTGACCAGTTCTCTCAATCCCTCTACATTTTCATTCTTGATTAGTGCATCAATTCTAGTTTTGAAGTTGTTTACCTTCTTCTCTATCTCTTTCTCTTCGACATCACCCTCTATTCTTTCGGGTTCCTGTATCCATGTCTTCTTCATAAGACTATACACACCTTGACTCTTCTTACGTGTTACCTTTGGTCTCTCAATGTATGGTTCTGCTTTGACACCATAGATTGTGACGTTGTGAGTCAATTCCCATAGAGTTTTCTTGTCCATATAGTACTGGTCAAGTAAATCAGGGTTACAATCAGGTATAAACTTAGGATCTACAACGATATGTACATCCAAATCAGAGTATTGTGTGTAGTTATACCCTGCGTTACCACCTAGCAAAAGAACATCTACGATTGCTCTCTCATCTAGATCAACATAAGCAGCGAATGCTTCTGCAAAATTCATCAATGCCTCATTCACCTCAGGCTTGAGAGAATCCCCAATCCAAAAGGTTGGATTGAGGATCTCTGTGAACCTAAGAGTCAGTGACTCTCTAAGGTCTCTGGGTTTGATATGTCTTAGGACTCTTGAATACATGTATGTATTTAGAGCCAATCTTTTCGCTGTTGCTGCTCTGGTATGATTTTCTCAATGTCTATTAGTAATAGACCATCCTCGAATCTGACATCCTTGACAACAAGTTCGTCTGGTAGTGACCACGTACGAGAGAATGCTCGTTGTGCTAGTCCTCTATGCATGTACTCATGCTCTACTCCATCTTCCCTTTTGCCCTCTACAACAAGTTGTCCTTCTTGTGTGTAGACTTTCAGATCCTCTTTCTTGAATCCTGCTGCTGCTACCTCAACCCTATACTCGTGGTTTGATAACTTTATAGTATTATAAGGTGGATAGTTTTGTATTGGTGTATCGAATCTTTGATGCCAATCATCGAATCCAATCATGTTACGTCTTATCTTTTGTAGATAATCGTAAGTATCTCCTACGGACAGCGTAACACTGCCATCTGTTCCAAACATGGTGACCTCCTTGAGCGTCTAATTGTAATGTCCCTATAAGGCGACACTACTAATTATAAAACATGGTGCTCTTTATACCATGAGGTTTACCGTAACTCCTTCAGTATATTCTTTCGTTGCTGGTGACGTGGTGGGTTTAGATCCATCTCATTCTGGATGTAACTATACAGCAGTCTAAGGTATGACATCAACTGTTCTAGGTTATCGTATGTTGAGTTGTCTATCTTGGCATAGTATTTTTCTTCCACTCTCTCTACCTTTGCATTGAATACACTGACAAGAAGTTTTCTAAGTCTAAGATAATCAAGGTCACTGCATGATAACTTAGCATCTAGTTGATTCTTACCTCTATATGATCGTATCAGGGGTGCGAATATACCATAACTCTCATCCCATTTCCTCTGCCTGTCTTCAAATTTGATATACCCATAGGAATCCAAGTCTATCACATGTATCCTATCGTCCTTCACAATAAAATTACGTGGTGCATAATCAGTCCATGACCAGTCACCATCTCTAAGAACAAGTTCATCATACACAACATTGTAGTGGTGTATAGATTGCATATAATCACCTTTCACATACTCCATCTCAACTCGTAGAATATGATCGCTGACTTCTACAGTAAAATCAGGTACAACTACATTATGGAATCTCTCCCACTTCAGTTTGTTTAGATTACCTACAACCTTTTCTAGTTTTGCCACACTAGAAAACACCATCTCTTTCTTGATGGTGAATGATCCGTACTCCCAACAATCATATCTGTTATGTGGATCCTTATTGTATCTTATGTTCACTCTGTTGCTTTCTTCTTACCTATGTTGTACTTGGTTTCCAATGTCCAGTCTCCCTTTTCTTTATAACTTATAACTTTTATTTGATTGAGTGGTGCTATATCTAATGTCTCATCAATGACAGTTGTAATCAAACCCCAATCAGATAGTAATTGGATGATACGATTACGACGTTGAACATCGTTCTGTGTCAGGTTGGCACGTTTACCATCAAGAGCAAACAACTCTTTGAAGTGTACAATAAAATACTTACCTTGCTTGTGTAGTATATGACAAGACTGATATAACTTCTTCTCTTTTCTGGATGCTACCCCAATTCTTGTGAGTGTTTCCCTTACCTTCAGAAAATCATCTGGTTCAGATAATAGAATCTCTATCATCTTATCTGGTGTCCAGTAATATTCTGGTTCCACAATGTTCATTTCAATCCACCAACTTCAAGTTTGTTTTGTATAAATCTAATTTGTTCTTTAGTTAGAAGTGGGAGAACTTGCTTTGCCTTTTCATTACTATACCCATAGTATGACTTGATAGACTCAAGGTTCTTCAACTCTTCTTTCCTAATCCAAGGTGCAAACCTTTTCTTAGATCTGAGAGTATTTAGATAAAAGTCATATTGCAATTGCTTGTCTAGGTCTATATGCATGTTCATTTCATTAGCATACATGATGCAATCAAGATGACCAGACAGGCATCTATTGATGATATATGGTGGGTATTGATTGATACAATCTGGATCATCCTCCATCAAGTTCTTCTTGGTGCTGTTGATAGAGTTCAACCAATCTTTTAGTTCAACGGTCAAAGATCCTCTCCTTCATCTCAGGTGTCCATTTATCATAATAACCTGTTTTCTGCAACTCTGCTCTCTTTTCTAACAAATCTTTTCTATCTTGCACTATTATAGCGGTCACACCACTATTGATTACCTCTCCACCTACCTTCTCTATCGTATCTGGGTGCTCATCATAGAAGATGTAGTCAGGATATTCCTTTGCCAACCATGTTACAACACTCTTCAACTTGTCAGCGTCAGGTGTTAGTGGATATTCATAGTAAAATATTTTTACTTGTGATCCAACAATATTTTTTATAGTCTCTCTTAGAGTATCGTAATTTACAAACTTGTTTATCTCTACGTTACCATCTAACCATGCCTTCTTAGCATGAGGGCATGGTGGCATACCATTGAAAACAGGATTTGGTTTACTAAGATATCCCAGTATCCAATCTTGGAGATCTTGGTTTGATGATGATCCTGTTGTTCTCATAATCTGCTTTGAATTCAAGTCTGACATCGTTAGACCAACACAACTCTTCGTAAAGAGTTTGGAGTCTCTGCATGTCTTGGAAAAGATCTTCTACTTCATCCATTATCTTTTAGGAAATCACTTAGTGAGGATTGGAACTGACCTTTATTTTCTTTAGGATCATACTTATGGTATCCCTTCATAGACTTCCATTCATTATACATTGCACCTAGTAACCACGACTGAGACAGACTCTTTGCTCCGTGTTCTAAAAGTTCTCTCTGTCTCTTAGTGACATGTTTGTAACCGAGGTATTCTTCTCTCCAGTTACTGTCGTCGTAAGGTTTACTTTGTGTCATAGGTAAAGGTTTTCCCCTTGATCTTGGTATCGTTATCACCAGTACGACCAGGTCTCATCTTCCCAAGTTTGATGTTTCTCTTGGGCAACCCACCCTTTCTGGTTCTCTTTAGTGTAGCATCTTTGTTGCCTTTTTGCTGAGTTATCACAGCATCCTGACCATATTTTTTACCTAGACTCTTGACTGCCTTCTTGAACTTTCTCTTACCCATCTTACCAGATGATATCACATGACTTCTTTCCTTGACCTTTCTTTCCTTGCCAGTCTTTTCATCCTTCTCCATGTATCTACCTGATACTTTTGTAGCACCCTTACCAAACTTACCCCTGATGTCTTTGTCAAGTTTCCTTGCCCTTGCTCTATTCTCTTTATTTGATTTGTCACCTCTAGATGCTGACACAAT